AAGAAGAGTTAAAAATCAGTACAATAAAAGCTCAAGAAGATATGTGTTTTTAAGAAAACCAAGTTCTCAATGGATCAGGGCAGCGAATGAATCTTTGCAATCAGCTTTTGATCATAAGAAAATATTTTTTGCTGGGGCAGCTATGAATGATGATTACAACATCCAAAGAAAATCTAGAGTACCTATAAAAAATTTAAAATTCATAAGAAATGACCCAAATACTAGTGGGGCGGCTGGAGCAAGGATGATTGACTTAGTTGAGCATCAAAAAGACATGATGGACTTGATAAAAGTACAATGCGCTTTAATTCAGGTAACAACATCTGTTCAGGGAACTCAAAGTTTTGATTTGCCCCCGAACTTAAGAAAACAAAAAGGAGCTGATAAAGCCAGGAAAGACTCATACTCTGCTTTAGTGTTAGCGAACTGGATGATGAATGTTTTTTATGATATGGAGGCATTCGAAGGAAATTATGGCCAACAAACTTTCACACCAATGTTTATTTCTTAACTTTTAAAAGTTGAAAGTTAACTTTGCGGTGTAATATCAATTACTGACATGGCTAAGAGAAAATATACAAAACGTTCTAACTACTGGGATAAATTTAACAAAAAAACCGAGATGTATGTGCCTATCGGTAAAAATGGAGAAGTACAGCCTGATTTGCTAGGCGAGCCATTTTATACATCTGACGCTTCTTTTAAAGAGATCTCCGAAGCTAGAAGGCAATCTGCTAGTACAAGTGGATTTACTGGAAGCAGGAAGAATAGATCTGCTTTTGTAAATTTAAAAAATAGATTTTCAAGTATTGATGTTGGGCTGTTGCCCTACGATTATTCTGCTGATGGAATAGATGTAAGAGATACTATAGAGCTATGCCAGAAAGCTTACGCTAATGTGGCTGTTTTTAGAAATGCTGTAGATATAATGTCTGAGTTTACAAATACGGACTTATACTTAGAAGGCGGCACAAAAAAGAGCAGAGAGTTTTTCTATGAGTGGTTTAAAAGGATAAATATAGTATCAATCAAAGATCAGTACTTCAGAGAGTATTATAGAAGCGGAAATGTGTTTTTATATAGGGTTGATGGTAGATTCAAAGCTGATGACTATGCAAGGCTGATGAATCAAGTAGGATCTATTAATCCTTCGCAAAATAAAATACCAATCAGATATATACTGCTTAATCCGTATGACATAGTTGCAAAAAGAGCTACCACTTTTTCTGTAGGTGCTTATGAAAAAGTTTTATCTGAATATGAACTAGCTAGATTACAAAACCCCCAAACAGAAGAAGATGTAGAGCTTTTTAATAGTTTAGATCCTGATACCCAAAAAGCTATTCAAGATGGTGGGTATACCACAAAAGGTCTTAAGGTTCAACTAGATCCTCAGAGATTATCTTTCTCTTTTTACAAAAAACAAGATTACGAACCATTTGCTGTTCCTTTCGGTTTTCCAGTATTGGAGGACATAAATGCGAAGATGGAGCTAAAGAAAATGGACCAAGCTATCACTAGGACAGTTGAGAATGTTATACTTCTAATCACAATGGGTGCAGATCCCGATAAGGGAGGAGTCAATGCCAACAACCTTGCAGCAATGCAAAATCTATTTAAGAATGAAAGCGTTGGTAGAGTTTTAGTTTCTGATTATACAACAAAAGCTGAATTTGTGATTCCTGAGTTGAACAGGGTACTAGGGCCAGACAAGTATAAAATACTAAACGAAGATATCAAACAAGGTCTACAAAACATAGTAGTAGGAGAAGAGAAGTACAGTTCAACACAAGTTAAGGCCCAGATATTTATTGATAGACTGAAAGAAGCTAGAAGTGGCTTTGTTAATGATTTCTTACAAAGAGAAGTCAAGAGAGTCTCAAAAGAGCTAGGTCTTAGGTCTTATCCAGAGGTAAAGATGAAAGATATTGATATGAGAGATGAAGCTCAGTTAATGAGAGTTTCAACTCGATTGATGGAGCTTGGAATACTTACTCCACAGCAGGGAATGGAAATGTTCCACAATGGAAGGTTCCCAGAGGCAGATAAGATAGCCCCAGCTCAAAAAGATTTCGTTGATGAGAGAAAAGAAGGATATTACAACCCTCTAGTTGGCGGAGTGCCAATGGTTGAAGCTGATATAGGAGGTGGTCCAAAGACCCCAAGACAAGGTGGAAGACCAGAGGGGACAACTGGGGTTCCAGTCGTAAACGCCCAATATTCCAGGAATAATATTCAAAAAACTATTTATGAAATAGATGAATTTATAAATTCAGCAAAAGCTACAATGCTACAGAATATAAAGTCTGAAGAGCTTTCTGATACCCAGGAACAGATGGTTGCCGATCTTTGTGAATCTATAGTTTGCTCTGAAAGTAAAGAATCTTGGGCAGAAACTATGGAATCATGTGTAAAAGATTTTAAAGAAATAGAAAATTTGCAAACCTTAACTGAAGTTTTGTCGATTTCTAGCGAACACAACCTTGAATTATACCCAGCAGCAATTCTTCATCATAGTAAGGAAAATTCTTAATGGATTATAAATACAAAACAACTTTTGATTGTCCGATATCTATCTGTAAAATTAGTGAGGCATCTCTGATCTCTGAGGCATCTTTAAGCAATTTAGCGCCCCTAGTACCTAAAGATATAGACTACAAAAGTAATGTGGATCTGCTTGGAGTAGCATTTAATGCTGCTGTTGTAAATAAATTTAATAGGAATGGCGACGGTATGGATACCGAAACAGCTATAGCTTATACGCCAAATTTCGTCCATAAACCCACTAATATCGAACACGATAAAGAGAAGGTTGTAGGACATATAGTTGACGCTGGATTCAGCTCATTTGATACAAGTGAAGTATTAAGCGCAGAAGAAGTAAAAAACAAAAACACCCCATTCAATATTGCTCTTGGGGCGGTAATTTATAAATCTGTTAATAAAAATTTTACCAATTTAGTAGAAAGCTCATTAGATCCAGAGAGCAGCTCGTACAAAAAAGTTTCAGCCAGTTGGGAAATCGGTTTTAGCGATTACGTTTTGGCAGTGGGAAGTGACGAATTAAAAGACGCAAAAATTATTTCAGATCCTGAAAAAATACAGGAAATGAAGGGTTTTTTAAGGAGTTATGGAGGTACTGGAAAAACGGACAAAGGTGAGAGTATATACCGTTTAATTAAGGGTCAAATATATCCTTTAGGTATCGCTTATACCTTAAATCCAGCCGCTGATGTTAAAGGTCTTTACTCAGAAAAAGCTGAAGTAGAGAAAGTTTTTATAAACGATAAACGTGATAATATTTCACAAAAAATTAATTTAAATGTAAACACCACAAAGGATATAAACGCCATGGAAATTGAAAAAACTATTTCAGAACTAAAGGAGCTTCTTAATGAAAAGAAATTTTCTAAGGAAGCTGCCGCTTCAATGACGGAAACCTTCTCTCAAGCTATTAAAGAGCGAGATGAGCAATATCGTGCTGATCTTGAGGCGGCGAAGTCAGAAAAAGCAGCAATCGCTAAAGAATACGAGGATCTGAAAGCTTCTGTAGCTGATCTCGAAGAAAAACTTGGTGCTGCCAATGAGCGCATCTCTGTTTTTGAAAACGAGAAGAAAGCTGAAGAAGCAGTCGCTCGCTTTAACGAAAGAATGGATTCTCTTGATCAAACATATGATCTTGACGATCAGGACCGCGAATTTCTCGCAAATGAACTTAAATCTATCGATGAGGAAGAGCAATTTTCTTCATTCGCTAGCAAATTAGAAGTTCTTTGGAAACATAAAAATAAAGAAGCGCAAGCTGCCTTTAACGAGGAAATACAGTCTCGCATCGATGACGAAGTTTCTAAGAGAGTGTCAAATGCATCTACTGAAGAAGTAGAAGTTGAGAAGGCTCTTGATGAAGCTGAGCAAGTTGATGCTGGTCTTCCAAACGTTAACGAAGCTATTGCATCAAACGAGGAGTCATTTATTGACAAATTCAGAGATGCTTTCAAGCGCGAAAATATTGAAATTTCATAACTAACTAACAAACAATATTAACATATCATGTCTATTAGAATTTTACCATTCAGACAATACTCTGATCATGATGTCGTGAACTTATATGCGTTGGATAACAACTCAGTTCTCGATGCTACTACGGACGTAGGCTCTGGCGATGCTGGAGTTTTCGTTACGATTACAGATGGTAACTTCAACAATGATCCTGTAACATACCAAACAAACAGCTATCTTGGTGATTCAAGCTTTCCGTTTCTTGGTACTACAGAGATGTACCCTGAAGTTAATCTTAAGGTCAATGCAGCTACTTCTGGACAAAAGCCTCTAGGAATTACGCTTTTACAGACAGCTAAGAACGACGAAAACGGAGAAAAACTCCTTTACAACCCAACTAAGCAAACTGAACTCCAAGCAGTTCTCCCAGGTCAAGCAGTACCTATTGCTACTAGAGGTATCTTTACTTTATCTTCTAGTGGTTTTGACGGAAGTGCTACTGACTATACTGTAGGAGCGCCTGTTCAAATGTCTTACACAAACCCAGGAAAAGTTACTGGCGCTGTGTCAAACCACGGACACTGGACTTCAGGACACTTCGGAAAAGTTCTTGGAACTGGTTCTAGAACCAACCAAGGCCCAACAAGTGATCAGTTCTTAGGTGATTACATTGTCTTAGAAATTCATTAATCTTAATTTATAGGAAGGAACAATTTCACCATGAAAATTACTTTAAAACGCACACCAGAGCAAGTCGAGCTTGTAAAAGCTATGGCTTCTCGCAACAAAGCTGTTGCATATGAGGCGCAG